AAACAGAGTTGATGTTTACTCAGAAAACAAAACTGATTTACAAAAGGTCTTGGATATATTCAGTAATAAAGAATCCGTATTTGGTCAAGTCATCCCCGAACCCAATTGGAAGACAATCAAAAATGAGGATGGAGAGTTACCAGTGGATAGAGAATCACCATATCCACCACAGTTTCCCAAGTCAGGTAAGACTGACGACAGATGGTATGACTGGCGAAATGCAAATTGGGATACTAAATGGGATGTCGCGGGCAACGTGGAGATAGAAGAGGAAAAATGGAAAGATGAGTTAGAATCGTTCACGGCAGAATTTCAAACCGCATGGTGTCCACCCGAAGGAATTTGTATGCGATTGCGTCAACTGTTTCCGAGTGTTACTGTCTCATGGTTCTATGATGACCCAGGAATGGAAAATGCAGGTTATCTATAGGACACTTTTTAAACTGTCACAGTCAATACCCCATTCGTAGTAGTGAGGTATTATAATAGAAGTATAAACAAAGGAGTTCCCAACCTATGCCAAAACCAGAAATTCATTATTCAGTCGTATTCGGAATGGGATTCTACATCGACGAAGACGGCACTTTTATGAGTATGCCAGCATTTGAGAATGATTCCGATTCACGGGATGTTGCATTTGATATTGGAAATGAGATCCCTGTTAAAGAGTGGGGTAATACTGAAGCATACACCACAGACCATATACAGATATTAGCACAGATAATGGAGATATGCACTCTTAAACGTGACTACGTTAACATCGGTTATTATGCCGAAAGATTCAGACCTGTGCCAGTTTAAGTACTGTCACACTCAACACCCTATTCGTCATGAGCAGGGTTTATAATAAGTACATAAGCAATTTTCCCACACTATGCAAACGAAAGGAATTAACATCGAAGTAACACCCACACAGTATGACTACCTATACGAAGTATTAATGGAAGCATACGCAAACGACGTGGCAGAGCAGAAAGATTGGGACGTGCAGACATTCGACAATCTAATTGATAATGTCTGTAATGGTAAATCTACCATACTTTCAAACGATATCAAAGGAGTTTTAAACTGATGAAAAGACCTTTTTATAATCGTGCAGGTTTTCCTAGCAAACGTTACCTAGGAGGAAAAAAGTCATGACGAACACTTATGCCACTTATATTACTGGCACACTCGCTCTCATATTAGCAATCTCATCCTCTATAATAGTAGTATAGCAAACAAAAAACAAAAAAACTTATGATCGAATTTTTTATAGTCATTGGCGGCCTCTATGCATTATATACAGTAGGCATGGCAATTGCAACCGATTTTGACTACCGTCGTTTTAATCGTGCAGAGTTAAAAGCATTACGCAGCCAGAATGATGAGATATTAGCAGGTATTAAGGACAGTTAAACAACTGGCACATACCCACTACACACCGTCTACTTATCGGTTATAATAAGTACATAAGCAATTCACCCCCTCTCCCCAACATGCGTAAAATTGAAATGATGATGAACTCAGCAATCAGATACAGAAAGAACTTCTCATCTGGTAATACTACGGTTCGTGCTTTCAGGGAATCAGTTGAAGTTTACCTACACGGAAACAACATCGCATCACTTGATACTGCAACTAATGAACTCACTCTCTTAGATGGTGGGTGGCAGTCAAACACCACAAAAAGCAGACTCAATGCACTCTTAACAGAGTTCGTTCCTAGCATGGGTATTTTCCAAAAGAACTGGACATGGTTTTTATATGATAGTTTAGATGGTTCAAAAAGACTTTTTACATCAGGTATGACAGTTTAATTACTGTCACACCCACTACCCCATTCGTAGTAGTGGGGTTCTATAATAGTAGTATAGCAAACAAAAAACCATTCAAATGATTTTTACTCACACTTGGAACAATGAAACAGTATTGCACGAAGCATACGTTACAGATGATAAGTTTTTTAATGTTGAAATACGTGAGGTAACAGAGGGAGGAGATCCTAAAGAAGATTTCGTAGATTACAATCCATCTCAGGGGGCATCAGATGACCAACTCACAGAAATCTGTGATGATATCTACGACAGTTTACTACTCGCAAGTTTAGGGAAATGAATAACGTGTGTGCCAATTATATTACTGGCACAGTCAATACCCCATTCGTATGAGTGGGGTTCTATAATAGTAGTATAAACAAAGCAATTCCCTTTCCCGAATGAACAGATCACAAGCAATCGCAAACAGAATCAAATCAAATGACAACTTTGAGAACGTGGCACATTTATGCTGCGACTGGGAAGAGTTTGTATTTGAGGTTGCAGAGTGGGGAGTTGATCACATCGCAACAATTGACTTTGACTCTCTTACACCTGATGAAGTGAATCAGTTAGATGAGTTCATTGCTTCTTTTGGTTGCTCACCATCTGAACCCCACCCATGCAGTAAGTTCGCAAAACCTATCTTAAGGTAGGGTCACTCGTTCGTGAATACAGCAGTTATGGGGGTTGATGCCCCCGTATATAAAAACGGCATGGGAACCTAACCTACAAAGTGTTACGAAAGACAGATATAAATTCTACGAGTCAAAAAAAATTTTCGCATATATAAAAACGACCACTAGGTTTTATGAGATGAAAAAAAATTTTGACGAAATTTATTCGAGTGTAGAGATTGATCCAGTAACTGACCGTTATCATATGACAATTCCTGAAGAAGTTGTTAATGAACTTAACTGGTATGAAGATATTGTGCTAAAATGGAATCTAGATGTAGATGGCATTTACCTTACTCTCAAAAAAGATGATTAAAAGTTACCACATATATTTGGAAGAGAAATGTTTGTTTAAGAATTTAAATCAGGAAGAGTTTGATATTATATGGAATAAGTTATATACGTCTTATTGGAAGGAAGAAATTACATATACAGAGATACATGACATGAGTGTAGAAGACTCTACAATTTACGAATCTTCTTATTGACAAACCCTTCTATATAAGTTATAATTGAATTGATATCGATCTATTATGGCAAAAGGATTTACAGTAAAAGCAAAACAACCTGCAACCCAACCAGCATCTGAATGGGATTATGCAAGAGCAAAAGAATTAATTAAAGGAAAGGCAATTGTATTTTGCCTACCTGGTCGAGGAGTATCATATACATTCCTAAAAAACTTTGTACAATTATGTTTCGACTTAGTACAAGCAGGAGCAAGTATACAAATATCACAGGATTATTCATCAATGGTCAATTTTGCCCGTTGTAAATGTCTTGGTGCTAATGTTCTTCGAGGACCAAACCAAGTTCCATGGGATGGTAAGTTACAGTATGACTATCAACTATGGATTGACTCTGACATTGTTTTTAATTCAGAGAAGTTCTTTCAGTTATTTTTGGATGCAAACCCAGAAGGACAGGAAGAGAGAGAAATTGTTGCAGGATGGTATTGTACCGAAGATGGTAAGACTACTTCTGTGGCACATTGGTTAGAGGAAGATGATTTTCGTAACAATGGTGGTGTGATGAATCACGAAACCATCGAAAGTATATCAAAACGCAAGAAACCGTTCACAGTTGATTATACAGGTTTCGGATGGTTACTAATTAAGAATGGAGTATTTGAGCACAAAGGATTACCATATCCATGGTTTGCACCGAAGATGCAAGTCTTTGAGTCTGGTGAGGTACAGGACATGTGCGGCGAAGATGTCTCGTTTTGTCTCGATGCAATTGAAGCAGGTTTCAAAATTTGGTGTGACCCAAGAATTCGTGTCGGTCATGAAAAAACAAGAGTTATATAAGGTTCGCAAAGGTCAGGAGGTTCTTGGAAAGAATCTCACAGAAGAGGAATACTTTAATTTAATGGAAGATCTTGCTCAACAGTTCTATGATGACAAACTTCCAAACCCTCTCGATTTAACAACTGAAATTCAAAATAAATACGAAGAATGAGTACACTGATTACAAATCTACCCTCCTATGAGGTATGGGTGCGAAAAGAATACTTGACCGACCATAAGAGTGGTCATGGTGAGTTTGTCAAAGGAGTCTGGGTATCTGCTAAAAGTATACCTGGTCGTGCCTTTTATTTTGAAACTTATCTACCTGAGTATGCTGCAATGTTCGATAAGTTACCAATCTCTGCGTTTCTCTCGTCTCCTGAGATACCTGATCCTGATATGACTCTTCATAATCTACAGTTTTGGAACTGTATGGACTATGGAGTAATTGCCGTTCAGAAGCAGTTTATCGGTTCAATGCACTATGAAGTCTATACAAGAGACTATGGCAACCAGACGGGCACGTACATATGTACTCTTGACAATTATCATTCGGATGTTGATGCGATTGATTACTCAACCAGTGAACAACCTGCCGAACATAAGTCTCATAACCTGTTAGAATTGGATAATGGGCAGTTTGCACTGTATCCAAACAACCGAATGAGGATCTATGACAACAGTATTACTCCTGAGACACCTAAGATTCCTGATTTTAAGGTTTCAACTGTGTACTATCAGGTGGAGAATGGTCATGATCGTGACGGATTAGGTTCAGAAGACAATTATTTTTGGAAAACATCAAAAGAAAGGCAAGAATCAATTGATGTAGTAAATCAAAATGAAATTGATACTGCAATTGGAGGAGGAAATACCGCAATAGGAAATGTAGAGATTAATATTGAACCAGAATTAGGATAAATATAAAAAACAATCTTAAATAAAATGAATAATTCTGAGAAACTTGTTAAAAGTGAACCAAAATTGATCAATGAATATGATGGAGATGGTTACTTAGATGAAAAAGAAAGTGAAAAACCACAGTATCTAGAGGAAGGTCAATAAAAATAATCTAAAAACAGGTATAAATAAATATAAAACTTGGTTTATGGCATATAAAAGGGTATCGAAAGCATTTAAAGACATAAGTTTATCGTTTTCACCCCACCCAGTCACAAAAGATTTACCAATTCTTAAAAACGAAAGAGCAATTAGTCGATCTGTACGCAATATTGTTGAGACTATACCAACTGAAAAATTTTTTAATCCCAATTTTGGGTCTGATGTATATAAAAGTCTTTTCGATTTTGTTGATTTTGGTACAGCCAACGTAATTCAAGACCAAATTAAAACTTCGGTTGAGAATTACGAACCAAGAGTTAATGATGTAAGGGTTGAAGTTGACCCATTTCCTGATTTAAATCAGTTTGAAGTCACTGTAATTTATGATATTGTCGGTCAAGAGTTCCCAACTCAGGAATTTTCATTCATATTAGAGGCAACAAGGTAAATGCCTTTCTCAAATTTCACAAATCTTGATTTCGATCAGATAAAAACATCAATTAAGGACTACTTAAGAGCAAATTCCAACTTTACGGACTTTGATTTTGATGGTTCAAACTTTTCTGTCTTAATTGACACCCTTGCATACAACACTTATATCACAGCATTCAACTCAAACATGGTTGTTAATGAATCTTTTTTAGATTCTGCCACTCTGAGACAAAATGTTGTGTCATTAGCGGGAAATATAGGTTACACACCAAGGTCTAGAACGGCAGCAAACGCACAAATATCATTTGATGTCAGTATTACTAGTAATGTAAACACAGTCACACTACGACCAGGTGTAGTATGCACTGGGGACGTAGATAATGAAACATATACCTTTGCAATAACAGAACCAATTAGTGTAAATGTTGTTGATGGAGTCGCAAAGTTTGAAAATATCAATGTTTATCAAGGAACTTACCTTGAAAAGATATTCACGTATGATGGATCACTCGATCAAAGGTTTATTTTAGACAATTCCTTTATTGATACCTCAAAAATTGTAGTTTATATTAAAAATACTACTGATAGTGGAGACGGAACACAGTATACATTGATAAATGACATAATAAGTGTTGATTCAAGTTCTAAAATCTTTTTAATCAATGAAATTCAAGACGAAAAGTATGAATTAAAGTTTGGTGATGGATTTTTTGGTAAAAAATTGGGAACTGGAGAAAATAGAGACGGGGATGTCATTACGGTCAAGTATCTTGTAACCGATGGAGAGGATGGAAATGGTGCCCAGAGGTTTACCTTTACAGGAAAAATTACATCTTCTACTGGAACTGAAGTTGAATTAGGATCAACACCAGAAATTCCTTCTGAATCTATTGTAAAGTCACAAAATGGTGGAAATATTGAACCTATAGATTCTGTTAAGTATTTTTCACCTCTTACATACTCTTCTCAGAACAGAGCAGTGACTGCAAGGGATTATGAGGCTGTAATTAAGAAAATTTATCCGAATACAGAATCAGTTTCTGTTGTTGGTGGGGAAGAACTTGATCCTCCAGAGTTTGGAAGTGTTGTAATTAGTATAAAACCTAAAAATGGTGATATAGTTTCGGATTTTTCTAAAAATCAAATTTTATCGAAGTTAAAACAATATACTGTTTCGGGAATTAATCAAAAAATAGTTGATTTGAAACTATTATACGTTGAAATTGATTCAAATGTTTATTATAACAGTTCTCGTGTCACTACAGCAGATACTTTAAAGTCATATATCATTAATTCTTTAACAGAATACTCAAA